CCGTCTGTATTACCCCCGCCAGTCGGTAAAACTGATTAATGTCGTCCCAACCCCCAAAGGGTGAAGGCAGCAAATCAAAGGCAAGTGACGGCGTTTTATTGTGGTACGAAGTCGGAAAAGGTGCTTTGCTTTTACCCTCTGCAACAAGGCGGTCTTGACGCTCCTTGCCCCTATGACCTTCTGTCACCTGAAAACCAATAACCTTTATGGCTTCATGTGCTATTTCCTGTAATGCGGGGTGACATGTTACTAATTGTTTCAATGAGGATCTGCTAAATTTATACATTAATTACCTTTATTTCGTATTTCTTTTAATACATTTTCAAGCAAAATCTCCACACGTATGAGCCTGTCATACAAATCTCTGTCGCCTTTTGCTCGCTCCTCAAGCTCCAGAATCTTTTCGGCGTTAGCAGTATTGCTGAACTCAACCTTACTCGCCCACCACAAAGCCCCTGCGGTTTGCATTAAAATAGCAAATATTATTGCGACAGGAACGCTTTTGTTTAGATGCCAGTGATTATTACCTGCTTTCATGTCACAACCCCACGTTTCGCTTAATATACCCTAAAACAGAATCATTAAATATTGCAAGCTTCTCGTTAAGTGTAGCAAATCCGTCAAGGCTATTCTGTACCGAATGACCTGCGTCATAAACTTTCTGAAATAGTACCTTTGCACCGCCGTTTCTTAATTTCTGGATAGTATTCGTTTCCACGCCGCTTATAGGTACAATAGCGTCAAGCTCACCATGAATATGAGTTACCTTACCCTGATATACCGAAGTTGTTAAGGGAAAAAAAGCGGAAGTTACCGTTACACTTTGAAACAAATTAGGGAAAACACTAGCCAAAACATATGACATATTGCCGCCTTGCGATTGCCCGTTTAAATGAATCTTATCAGGGTTAATATTGAAATTCTCTATCATGTATGCAATTATGCCCGCAAGAAAATATATGTCATGATTTGTGTCGGTGTACCGCCATTGATTTTTACTGTCTGAGTCCTGAGTAGGGGCAGTCGGACATACTACCGTAGCATCGGTTATAGTATCCAATCCGTTATCAGCCATATGCTGATTGCCGTTGCCACCATACCCATGTAAGCCGATTATTAGAGTATCAGACTCTACATTATTATTCGGCTGGTCTAATTCTGAAAGTAACATGTATAAACTCCTTTAGCTCAATTAAAATGTTAGTGCGTCCGTTAAATTCGTAATTGATATTGTACCTATGTTGCTGATAGTGTTGATAAATCTACATCATAATACCAAATTCTAGCACCTATCGGGCTATTTCCCGTCGTAACCGCTCCTACTAAACTCAAAACCAATGGGGCATTTGTCGCTATAATTTTTCCAACAGTTAAAGGTGAGTAGTTAGTTGTATCCGCATAAGTATCAGCAGTTTGGTCTAAAAAACCCGTTGTTTCCAAACCCGCTAAAAAAGCACCGGAACCATCAGTGTATCTTATTGTGAGGTCGTCACTTGCGGCAATTCCGGCATATGCCGCACTGTTGTAATTTAAAAACATAACTGCTCTTTGAAGTAACAAAGCTCTCCCCGCACCGGGGGCAGCTACTAGTGTTTTAGGTGTTGTGTGTAGTGATAATATCTCGGCACTTGATATGGCAACATCTGCATATTGTAGGACTAAATCATTATTTCCTATCATTGAGCGTGCTGCGGCGGTAATATCCGTTACCGCTGCTGTTTCACTGCCTGTGAAATACGGAAGCTTATTTGCCGCACTTGTAAGCCCGGCTATCGCTGTTAGTTCGGCATCATAAGCTTGAACGTCCGTTCCTATCCCTACACCTAAATTAGCTCGTGCCGTGGGTGCGTCTGCTAAATTGCTTAGATTCTTACTGCCTATATATGTGCTTAATACAGAGCCTGTAAGTTTGCGGTTAAGTGGTGTTCCTGCCGGGTCATCTACCACATAGATTATATCATTATCCGCTAAAGCTGCTAAAGCTGTTAAATCTGCTAGTTTTGTATCTACCATTTAAAACTCCAATAATAATTTACTTGCGTCATCTACTAATAGCAGGAAACTTGTGTTATCAACTAATAATAATGCGTCACCATCTTCAAAGCCACCTACCGAAGTTACGCTATTCCAATTACTAACGCCACTATCAATTGCATATTGTGCCTTTAAATCATTTATGTTGGTTGAAGAACTACCGGTAACATTTTGTAGGTATGTTATCAGTCTTTCGTTAAAAGTTCCTGCGTTAATGCCCTCTGCATCAAATAAAGCATTCCAATCACCGTTATAATCTAAAACCGTACTTGTTGAACTTCTTATACTAGCTTGTAATTCACTTTGATTTGTCATGCGTCTAAAACCCTAATTAATTTACCTTTATTTTAACTCATCAGGCATTATATTTTTAAGTTCACTTGGCGTTGTAGCTACATTTAAATCAAGATTTATAGGCAAGTCACGCAATGCTTGTTTTTGTGCCGATACGTCATTTCCTTTTAACTGCTCTATATCTAATTGCTTGAGTTTATCATCTCGTAATTTACGGATATATGCCATCCATAATCCACGGGCTTTTGGCATGTCAACATCGACTGCGTCATTAGGGTTATTGTCAGTCCAAGCGTTTCGGAATGTACGGTCTGTCGGTATAAAAGAAACATTAACCACTCTTAACGGATACGCACTCGGATTTGATTTTGCCATTATTTCATCAAGAGATTCAAAGCGAAGAGGTAACTTATTTCCATTGTCATCAAGGCTTTGGGTTACTGCTTTGGGACTTGGAACAATAATTGAACAAGTCCCATCCGGATTTTTAATAACGCCCCTTAAATTCTTGAAGTTATCTATCCTGTTTTTTAGATTATCATCATTTATAATCAAATTTTTATTAACCATTTTAAATAACTCCAAATATTGCAATATGAACTGACTCTGCGTCAACTATTACAGATGCCGTGTTATATGTAATAACCCTTATACTACCTGTGGCAATGTCACTATTCCCTCTTGGACTTGGAGAAATGTCACCACCACCATCACTATCTGCTGCCATACCGACAGCGCAATAATTAGCATTAGCCATAGAACCCGAGAAATTGATAGTATAATCACCTGTTCCGTTATCAGTAATGCTACTTATATTATAAGAGTCACGAATAGATACCGTCCCGGTTCCATTAAATGCCACCCATTTTTTGCAAGCTCCTTCGTGATAAATCATAGAACTAACAGGCGATACACGTGACGTGTCCGTACCTGTCGTAACTTCGGCATTAGTAGCTAATTCCACCGTACCTGTGGAGCTTGTTGTTGCCGCACTTACCGCCGCTGCTTGTTTGTATTCTTGTAATATAAAATCCGTTCCGTCATACTTGACCGTCACAGGTACACCGCTTTTTAAATCTCCTGCTGCTAGTGACGCTTTCGCACCGCTTGAGTTTACAACCTTGATATTAGTGGCTGTTAATCCGCTTATTGCTAAGGTAGTTTCGCCGCCACTTAATGTATTATCCGCATTTGGTACAAAGTCAAACTTTTGACCCGTAGTTAAGGCTGCGACTGCCGGACTCGGTGTTAATGTGAATGCTGCACTAGTACCGCCTGTCGTGCCTAGATATTGCAGTGAATTATTTTGTATTTGCTTTGCTTGTGGTGCGTCTGTGTCTGCCGTTGCGGCTCCAAGGTTGGTTATTCTAAAGCCGCCCATAGGCAAGGCTGCTGCCATTGTAGATTGACCGTCTAAAGCTAAAGAATTGGTTATCTCGGCTGCTATACCGTCCATCTCCTCATCAAATCTTGATGCCGTGATAGGGATTGAATTTGCTGCGTCATCTGTCCAGTCATATTCACGAACAAAAGTACCGCTTCCATTTCTTGCTGCATTTGCCATTATTCATTCTCCTGTAATTGACTTTGTGGTAAAGCGGCAGCTCCTGAAAGTAAAAACTTAGTTTGGTTTGCTGATTGTTTAACAATCGGTGATATTTGTCCGATAGCTCTTGCAGCCTCTTTCGCATTTGATGCGTCTTTAATAGATTGTGAGACTATATTAATTAAAGGAATTGTTTTAAACACCCCGATGTTTTGTGCCAGCTTTTCATAAGTGTTACTATTATTAACAACGCCCGGCTTTTTACTGTTAATAAACTTTAACGCTTCTCTTACATCTTGTAGGGCTTTTACCTCTCCTTTTTCAAAAACTTTATTTGCTAAACTGGAATTTTTATTTAACAATAAATTAATCTCTTTATCTAATTTAGCAAAACTTAACAACTCTTGCTCATTAGAACCAAGCTGTTTACTTGCAGAGCGAGTAAAAACTCTGTCTAAAAGTGCGGATTTTAATTGTTCTTGTACTTCAGGCTTGTTTTTACCTGCGGCTTTATATAGAGAATCAACTACACGAGCAGTTGTTTCTTTACCCCTCACGGAACCCGCACCAATAATCATGTTGGTTACATTTTCAGGCGTTAAAGTGTCTTCAGTAAGAATCTTTGATACTATCTTATCACTTTCAAACCTTTTTCCAAAGTCTTTACGTAAGTTTCTGGCACTTTTATAAAGTCTTAAAGTCTGCTCGTCACCTTGAACAAGAGCGTTGTCTAAAACGTCATCAACAAAGTTATCGTATTGAGTACGAACCGCACTTAAAAAGGCGGCTTCCTGTCTATTATTAGTATTATTCGCTGCGGTTGTTACCCTACTACGCCATTTTTCCAACTGCACTATATCTGTGAGCGTTGTAAGACCTACACCATCAAATATAATAGGTCTTATTATATTTGATGGTGTTTTATCATCTTTCGTAAACCGTCTAAATTGATTTATTAATTTTCTGGCATTTGGAGAATCCGCTAATACAAACTTTTCCTCAATGTCTTTTATACTTTCGCCTAATGAATTTCTTATCAATCTTGTATCCAGCACCGCCATTCCACTTTTTCCCGCTTTTCGGTAGGCATCACTTACTTTAGAGTTCATTGCACTGCGACTGTCTTTTATACTATCCACAACGCTTGAAATTAATTCAAACTCATTACCGTCTTTGACTTTAATATCACTTAATTTTCTCTTTATTGCATTTTCTTGCAACTCCCTAAATCCGGATAAAGCTTGTTGTGCAGTTTCTCCCTTTGCACCCTTTAATGCACTTTCTTCAAAGGATTGTTGAATAGCATTTTGTGTAGACTGTCCAAGTGTTAGCGGTATATCTGATAATGCTGTTTTTACTTTTGGTGCAAATTTCTCAGCTAATGCCTTGCCTCCTGCCGTCAAAGACCCTGCCGTCAATGCTGTAAACGCTCCTCCGCCTATTGCCTCCGGTGTACGCTCCAACACATCACCCTCAGCCTGTCCAAACGATTGTAAAGCCCCCGCCGGTGCAGCTGCTAGTCCGCCCCTTGCGAAAGCCCCTGCTTTAGTTGGTGCATTAGCTACAAAACCTGCTAATTTACCACCTGCTTTAGTAGAAAGTCCTGCTGCACTCGTTCCTATAGCTCCGCCAATCTCACCGGTTAAAAAAGACTTTGGTGCAGCTTCTTTTGCTGCCTGTTCTTTTGCTCTTTGTATTTCTACACCCCTTTGAGTGGTTTCTTTTAAGCTCTCACCTTCAAACAAATCAGGTCTTGCGATTCTTGCACCAAACGCTCCCAACGCACCGACTAACTCATCAGAAAAGTTGAAAGTAGCACCCTTCAATCCACCTCTTGCCAAACCTTCTACATTCTCTTTAGTAGATTCAAGCAAGGATTTGTCCTGATTAGCCGCTTTACCATTTGTTTTTGGTGAAGGGAATTTTTTTTGCAAAACCGCCTTTATTTCATCAGAACTCATCGTGTCTGGAAATTGAATTGTTTTTCCCTGTACAGTTACAATAGTCATTATTGAAACTCTCCGCTTATAGGGTCGAATATAAAATCTACTCCTTGAGGCTTTCCACCGCTAGTTCCTATTTGCCTAGCTCGCTCCGGCAACGCCTCTAATGCCCCTTCGTTTTGGGAGAATTCACTTTTTAACGATTTAATCTTGTTTGATTGTGCAATTTTATCAAAGCCCTGATTTAACCCAAACACCGTATCTAAAACTGATAAAGCTGCTAAATTTGATTGCACATCTCGATTCGTATCTGTTGCCGCCTCAAGATAGAATGTTAATTCTTTTTCTGAATCCATTCCCTTTGCACCCATATCGGTAGCTTGTCGTATATCGTTTATTAATAAAGGTCTTATCGACCTTATTTGATTTCTAAAACTCTGTGCGTCCGTACCTAACGCTCTACCTATAAATTGACCGACTGTTGAAGATTCGGCAGCTGCAATTAAATTATTCACGGAGCTATTTTCAATATTCACAATCGCCCCTACTGCATCTAATTTGTTATAAAGGCTTGCCATTTCCGCCAGATTATTAGTTACTTTCGCCTGTGCGCTTTTCTTTTTATCTTGTGGCGAAACTTGACCTGAGCCTAATAATTTTTGCCTCTCTATCTCTGCAACGTTATTTGCTATAGCTTGCTGCTTACCGGTTTCTATTAAATTTATTAGTTTCGGCTCTATTGCCAATCGTGCCAACAAATCACCTGTTCTTTTACCGGTCGCCTTAGCTTCCTCAACCTTCGATAATCCCTGCTCTACGCCTTGTATAGGCTCAACACCGCCTTCTGCATTTTCTATAAGTCCTTTTGCTCTCAATGGGTCGGAACGTTTTATATTTAAATATTCTTGACGCTCATTAGGATTTAGCTTTTTAAAAAAGTTAAATTCTTTTATAGCACTCGGGACTTCTTCTGTTCTCGGGTTTATTTGAGCGAATCTTAATTTCTGCAAATCTTCCACATCAAAGTTTTCAGGATTTACACCACCTATAGCTTCTGCCAACGATGTACGCCTTTGTTGATTCAACCGGTCTAATTGCGGTTGCAGCTGCCTCATTTCCTCATCGAGCCTTCTACGCTTGAATATACTACCTAAATTAGCTCCGATACGTGACGTTTGACTCCCTTGCGAGCGTGCAACAAAATTATCTAGTTCTTGTCTTCTTCTTGCGTTGTTTAACGCTGCTCTTTCTATTGCCTCCCTCATTAAAAGAACCCTCCTACAAATGATGAGCCGATATCTATTAAGTCGAATGCATTATCAATCGCTGCTTGGTCTTGTTTTATCTGCACTCCTGCACGCTGTAAGTTTAATTTATCATTACCCTGTATTATACCGCTTACATCTATTTGTGGTATTCCGGTTAAGAACGTATTAGTATTAACACCACCCAATACATCGCCAAATACCCCGGCTTCCTGCAAAGCTAAACTCCGTAATCTACTTTGCTCATTTCCTGCTGCCAACTCCGCATCTCTCGCCAGTTGTGTTAATAAATCACTTTCATTTCTACCGAACTCCGCCATAAGGTCTTTCCTTGCCTCGCTTCCAACGGGCAAGCCTTGAGTTGATAGTTCTGTTTTCGTTCTACGGCGTGCTTGCTCTAGTGTCGGAGCTAACCTTGATAAACCACGTTCAAAAGTTAAATCTCCTATACGTTTTGATTCTGCTGCGAACCTGTCATCACCACCTGATAAATCATTTAAGAATGTACTTGCTAAGGCTTCTTTTTGCCCTCTTATGTCTTGCTGAAAAGGCGTTTCAGTAACCCTTACACCGACACGACCTGTTTCAGGGTCTACAAAAAACTCCCTTCCGCCTTCCGGAGTTATAATGTCCAAGCGATTTAATAAATCCTCTTGCGTTATAATGCTTTGAGGGTCTGTCGCACTTGGTATTTCATTCGGACCGGGCGTTATAGCATCACCTATAAAACCACCTACCGTTTCACCAAATCCCGTAAAAGCGTTATCAAAAAACCCCATATTCTTTACCTATATTGCATTTACACTAAACGTATAATACGTACTATACCAAGCAAATTCTTGTGATAATAAACTAGTTCTAAGCCTCGGACTTACATAAGTTCCTTCACCGCTTGATAAATAATCTTGTGTTCTTGTAACCACCTCGGGACTCCAGTCACTTCCCCACGCACTACCCCACTGTGTACCCGTGCTTTCCGAGGCTATAACTTGTGGTAGTATTGAACGCCCGAAGTCATAACCCATATCTACGTTGACAGTAACATTTCCGTCTGCGGTGTGAACAGGGTCAATTGTATTTATTGTTTTTGTGTATGGCACACCTAGCGTTGAATACGCCTGTTGTATGTCTACGTCAATAGAATTGCTACCGTCTTTTAATCCGCTATCTGCCTGATATATAATTGTATCACCGCCAAAATATAACAAATTTTGATGTACACACCAACACCTAGCCTCTATTCCTGTAAAGCGTGCCGCTGCACCTGTTAGATTATTAACTATATATTGATGATATTTTGAGTTTGTACTTATGGGAACGTTTACAATTAACAGGTTTCCCCTTGGATATTGAAGAACTTGCCAACCGAAGTTATTAGCATAATTACGTACCGCATTACTTACCGCACCTGATAATTTAGTAGCCGTTGTTTTGACTTCCTTCTTTTTAAAAACATCACTAAATAAGACAAAATCACCATTTATTATCAAAGCTATGTCACTTCCTAGTTTAATAACCGCTCTTTTATTTACGGGTGCGCCAATTTTATAAACACCGACTATAGCCCATGCCGTGGCATCGCCCGGGTCATTTCCTTGGTAAACTATAGCCTCACCTGACGACATAAAAAACACCGCTAAATCATCTACTCCGTCACCGCCGTCTACATTCCAAGTTTCTATTTTAACCAAATTACCGCCAAAAGTCCCCACCCTAGATAATGGGAATTTAGTTACAGCACCCTCAATTGAATCTAAAGCAGTGTACCAAAAGTCTTGAGTTCTATCATCCCAATAAAAAACAAAGTTCTTAAATACGGCTACGCCATTAAAATTAGCAGGTGTTAAGCCGCTACCCGTTATTGTCATTGCTAACAATGTCGAGCCGTCAAACTTCTGCGGAGTATCCGAACCGTTAACCATAAGTAGATTAGCATTAAAATTTACCCCTTCCCAACGTGCATTACTAAACCCCGTACCTATACTTGTAAGAGTTCCGCTAGTTCCTTTGTAAACGACACTACCGCTCGCACTAATCAACTCTTCTGTACCTGCGGCATCATAAGACAATAACGTTTCAACGTTTCCCAAAGCACCTGTCGCCGCCGTAGTAAACCCCCATCTTGATACAACCTTTCCAACGCCCGGTATCGCATTATCCATAATAACCGCATCTTCAGGTGGCATACTACTTTCTGCATCACGAGTATTCCAACCGCCTACAGGTGCGGGCATAGTTTGCGGTTGCGATATTCCGCCTCTTTCTTGCTGTAAGTTTAACTCTCTAGTCATATTCCTATGGTGCTGTTATTGTATCAGGATAAGCCGACATAACGCCTCTTGGTCTTCTGTTTTTCGGTCTTATCGTTTTTCTACCCTTGTCACTAGCTATTAATTCAACGGCTATTTCATTGTATTGCGTATAGTCTTCTTTATACGCCTTGCCTAAAGACTTTCTAAATCTCCATTTAATGCCTAACTCTACGAGAAAAGCATCTATTCTAGGCACGTCCGTATCAGCTTCCCATCCTGTTTGAGCCGTTCCGCCTGACGATTCAACAGGAGTATTTTGTATATATTCAAAAACTAAAGATTCAACCGCTGTGGGTGTAGGATATATTAAAACCTGCCCACCCCTTATACGATAATAATCAATTACCGAGCCTTGGGATATAGTTGCATTCTTTAAGTTCTGCCAATCCTTTGCACTTGTTACACCGCTCATCGGATAGCGTGTAGTGCTATTCCACGCACTGTCATTGACTATTCTCTCAAAGTTCGAAGGCAAACTATATGCCTCCGTCCCCGAAAAAGTAGTATAATCTGCCTCTGCATGTAATTCTTGCCAATCAACCCTTTTAAGAAGGTCACTCACTGTTTCCGTAGCAGATTGTAGAAGCCTCACAGCCTCTAATTCAGAATTCCCGATAATAGTGCTAGGCACTTTTACCTTAGTATTCCTTGCTACGTCCTGACATATACTTAAAAGGGTCATAGTTTAAAACTTTAATTAGTTTTCGAGGTTTTAACCTCATTTTGCTTGGCAGATAGTTGCTTACGCAATTCTTCTATCTCTTTGTCTTTTTCCAGCAAATCACTTGCAGAAGTTCCACAATCGCCTCTTTCTTTAGCTTCAAGATATTTTTTAAAAGCCTTTCCGAATTTTTGTATATCATCTTCATGAGCTTTTCTTCTTACATGTTGCTGTTTGGCGTTTGGCGTAGCTTTATCAACATATATGCGGTCTTCTATAATATCGTTACCGTTTTTATCTTTTAAAGTTCTAGGATTATCATAAAACCCGACAATTACTCCGCCATAGCTAACTGTATTTTCCGGCTTCACTTCTGTAACTAGAGCTTTCACTTCTTTAGCCGGAGCTTCCACTTCTTTCTTTGTAGTCATGCTTATACCCATTATTTTAATTAAAAAGTCGGGAGGGCTTCCCCTCCCTTATTCATTATACAACTGCATCATCCAAACCATCTTTTACAAACGGTCTGTTGATTTCTAATTCTGCCAATCCCGTGCTTGGCGTGTCTATCGCCGATGCACCTTTACAATTAAAGATATAATCCCCTGCAACAACCGAATCGTCAATAGTACCTGCCGTTGAAGTTAGATAGCAGTTAGCATTATCGGCAAAAGAAGCCGCAACTTTTCCTACCGCCTTACCTTCAATTTGATACCAACCGTATTGACTGGCAACATTTGCTGACATTGCAAACGCTATTGAGCCTATATCGTTAGCATCTGCAAGTGCAGTACTCCAGTCATCAGGATTATACAAAACCGCCGAACCCACGACGGTAGATGCAACGCCTTTTAAGTATATAAATTTACCTACACCGTAAGCAGCAGATGCCTTATCTTCTGCCTCAACTATAGTTCCTAACGGTAATTGTTGAGTTGTAGAGGTTTCGCTTATTTTTTGCGGAATCACTCTATTTGATATTGGTTTAAAATCTGACATTTGTCTTTTCCTTATGTTTTATTTTTTAAAGGGGGGTGATAAATTGTCACCCCCGTAGCACTATGCAATCATCACACCATGAACACGAGCATTAGTAATTGTTAGGTTACCCATACTTGTCAAAGGTACAACTGTTACACCTTGGTTGTGAGGTCTGGTTGCATTCATAACATTAATCATTTTCTCACCAATGTATTTATACGACAAGAAACGAGTGTTTAAGAAGTACATGCGAGCGTCATCACACTTAGTATCATAAACCACATCAGCAGCTTTATACTTGTACGAATCAAAACCAAGTTGTGCAAGTTTACCGTCATTGAAACGTTGGTTAGCTTGCAATGAATCTTCATAGTAACCGAAGTAAGTATCACCTGCCGTGATAAGGTCAACCAGCTGTCCACCTTGAGTTTGGCAACGCCTATACAATGCGTTCATTGAACTTTGAATGGTTGTTGAACTTGGAGTAACAGATTCAACCGAAAAATCGTAAAGCTGATTTCTCCAAAAAGAATAGTTAGCACGATTGATACCGCCAACAGTTCCGGTTGTCGGGTCATCAGCTACAAGCAACTGTAAACCGCCAAACTCATTACCACCTTCGCCCGTTCCGTCCGAGTAAGAATAATCACCGAACTTATTATCAAATGAAGTTTTTAAAACCTCCATTTTAGATTTCATTAAAGGTATAATTTGCTCTTTGCCTTTGTTTTGTGCCGCTTCCAAGTCTGTCATGGTAATAGTTCCGGTGACAATCTTTTGGTCAAAGTCCGCACTTGTGATTACATCTTGAGGTGTGGTGTCGTAAGTATCATATTGCCCTTGTGCTTGAACCGTTGTGTTTTCAGCATAAGACAATGTCTCACGAAACGTAGTACCACCTGATTGCTTCAAGATACGCCCACGCTCTTTTAATTTCATGAAAATAATGTTATTTTCGGCTATGTTATCAACCACCTTAGCAAGTTGATTTTCGGCAGTTGTCGATAGCAACTGCGATACATTAGGGTTACTCATTTTTTATGTTCCTTTTTTATAAGAAACATCTAACCGTCTAATTAAAACCTGACTCTATAGCAATTTTTTCTAGCATAGCATCCGTGTCTAAGGACTCCGTTGTTCGAGTTCCACTTTGTTTTAAACTTTGTGAACTCATAGCCTTAGCCTTCTTTAAGCGTTCCTCTTTCTTTTTTTTGCTCTCATCAATAATGCGCTGCCTTTCACTTTTTAAAGTTTCCTCATATAGCTCATCATTCATGCGAACCGCTTTTTTATACAATTGGTCGATTGTCATATTCGGATTAACATCCGCTAAATCCATCATATCTTCTTTGACTTTGTCAAAATGAGGATGTAACAATTCGCCGTTATCGTTCGTCTGCTCTGCAAATTTTCGGACAGCAGTAAGCTGCTCTTGATTTTCTTTACTATAGAAATTCTGTTTTAACTTATTAAGCTCTTGGTTAGTTGCTTCTAATTGTTGTTTCAGAAGTTTCTCACTATCTGTTAATAAATCATCGTCAAGGTCACTACTGCCGTTGTCGGTCTTAATAGGACTATAGCCTAATTGCTCAGGCTTAATATTGTGTCTGTCTGCTAATAGCTTTACAGCCTTAACAGGGTCTGTAGCAAGCATTTTATCAAATGCAACATAGTTAGAAATTATTGTAGCCTTTTTCTTAACGTTGTCGACATTAAACCCGCTCTTTTTGAAAGCCTCATCGATACTTTCAGCTAGAAAACTCTGCTTGGAAAGATCCTGATTCTTTTTAGTGTAATTCTTGTGCATCTGCTTAAATATTTCAGTGCTTGCCTTTTGCACCTCTTCATCTAAGCTTTCTAATTTTTCTCGTAACCCCTTAGGCATATTCTCAGGTAGTTTAAACTCTTCTGCCTCACCATCTTCCGCATCTTCTGAATCTTCTGTATCAACCGATTCTGTATTTTCATCTTCAGAATCACCTGCCTCATTTTCTTCTGCTTCTTCTTCAACAGATTCTTTCGAAGCCTTTTCCGCTTCCTTTAACCGCTCTTCATTGCCGCCGTTAGAATTATATAAGTCATTTATAGCATTGTCTAAGCTAGTATCTTCACCTGTTGGGTTGGACTCTTTCGTCACAACGTTATCAACCATAATTAACCTATTTTTTAATTAGTTAAACACTAGTTTAATATTTTTATCACTTAAAAGCAACTATATCATTTAACAATCCTCTTTTTGCGTTTGTTAGCCGTTTCATTACCGACTTCAATAACATCATGAACTCTCTTATGGTCTTCCCAACTTCTAACAGTTGTGTACTGTTTTTCATCAATAGGTGATACAATAGCTCCATCTTCCTCAATAGTCTGCCATACGGTTCTTTGTTGCCGCCGCAACCTTTCCTTCTCAAACCCCTTATATTCATCGGTTTTCATGAGAGCTTCTATTTGAGCTTGCCTTATTTTTATATTCTCCTGAAACAGCAGAAACAATTCAGGAGTCGGCTCAATCTTTTCTTTTTTACACTTCTTTAAAAATAAATCGTTTTCTTTATCGGGGGTCATGCGTAACATCATAACATACTCTCCTGTGATTCTTTTCTCATTTTCGCAATCTCAGCTAACTTCTTAACCGTAAACTCCGCCTCCCTGTCATTCTCCTTTTCGTTCATGTCAATAATTTTACTACCTTCCTCCAACTCCAGCTTCTTAGCACTTAGTTCTAAATTTCCTTTTACCTTCACCTCCTCAATGTCAAGCTTTCGCTTGTCATTCATGGCATCAATCATTTCTTTTGAAGGTTGCTGAGATGCTGCTTTTTGCTCATCAGATTGCTCGCCTAGCATGTCAAACGCTTCCTCAAGCTCACGCCCGACTTTAAAAGGTGCCGATACGAAACTAACCATTGCTTTAAATGCCTCCATCGGCAATATACCGGCTCTTACTAACGGTATATTATTTTGGATATATGCCGTCATTGTGTTTAAAAATTCAATTCGCTGAGCTTTCTGCTTATCATTATCAAGTTGTGCGGTGGTTTCACTCTCGATATCGATTGCATAGCTTCTCAAGCGGTCATCATTAAGTAAATTCTCAACCTGTTCTAATTGCTTGAGATTAACGGCATTTTCCAGTTTAATAGCCCTTTCCATCTCTTCAGCCATTACCTTTTGCATCTGCTGCAATTCTTGGCTGTTTAAGTCACGCTCACCGACTAACTTAGCAAGACGTGCGTTAATATCCTTTTCGTCAATTATAGCCATACCCGCAATTCTAGCCAACTCCTCTCCCGTCCAATTCTCGGCTATAATCTCACCGACAATTCTAATCAGGTCGCGGATAAAACGGCTCATCTCATCTTGCTGAGTACTCATTCTTGATATTGCGAAGTTCCCCTTCAACTTCTGAGCAGTTGCCGTTTCTACCGCATTAGAAGTACCTCTAACAATATCAGATATACCCGTTATCTCACGTATCTCTTCAATCAATTCCTGCTTATGAACTCTAAGAACCGTTAACACATCAGCCAACGCCTTAATATCCTTATTATATATCAACTTATTAATATCTAAATTCGGGTCAATCGATTTTGTAGGCTTATACACTCCGTCTTGGTCAGGCATCAAGATACTTTCTGCGTCTTCCGAATCCAGAACTTTATTATATAACCCCCCTACTCGTATCTGGTCGATAATAGCCTCAATACGCTCGGTAACTCTGTTTAGCTCCTCCGCTTGCGGCTTGTACATCCTGTAAGGAGGTACCGGTAATATTCTGCCGTTTATCCGTCCCATATTTAACGAAGGGGGAGAAGGATAGAATGACGTTATATTATACTCATCATCTTTTTCACTCAGCAAACCTTCCTTATAGCCCGTACTCCAGAATATAACCTTATGATTACGCTTATCCCATATCTCCCAAACTTCGGCACGTTTAAATATTTCCTCCGAGCCTTCCGCATCTAGCTCAAGCTTCTCTTCATCTATGGTACTTTGATTAAGTGCCACCTCCTTCCCCTTGTCGCCGAACATCTCGACAAGTTCATCACGTGTAGGTCTGTGCCTATACGCCTTCCACGGTATCATATCTTCATCTTTTGCGATGCCGCATAAAACGTCGTCATAGCTAAAAAAATCTAGTTCAATCCGCTTGTCGGCTACTTCCTCGTCCGGGTCACCTTCCTCTCCCTCGTCATCTCCCAGCTTAACAATATCAGCCTCATAGCGAACTTTCAGCTCACCAAGCCCCGTTATCAATCCGTCATCACGAGTCTTTGCCAACTTCTTATTAGCCCCCGCCATCTCCAAGAAATAGTTTACAGCCTTCTCGAGCAACACACCCGATAACCTCGCAATAGCATCTTTGTTACTGTACCTCTTGCGTATGTCTGCCAGCGGTAAGTTAGAATAGATTAGCGGCTTTAACGTTTGAATATTTGCCCACATAATCGGGTAACGGTCATCACACAAGCTAGCTATATCCTCCGTCTGTGATTCATATATCCGATAATACTCATCTACCTCTTTCAGCCAACTCTCGCGGTACAACTTTGCTGATTCAAGTTCCAAGTTCCAAAGTTGCCATTTTCCATGTCCCCCGGCACCCTTGACAATATCCTGCTCCGTTTCTATTCCCGTCATTTAAAGCTCCTATTATTGTCCATCTTTCTCAATTGCTTAACCATATCACTTACGTGTATTCTTGCGTCCCACTCCTTCGGCGGCAGAATTAATTTCCTTGCGTAAGGTCTAGCCATACAACCGTAACGCAAAGTATCAACCGCATGGTCTTCCGACGTTGTGTCTAAATCTTCCGGCACCTTCTTGTCATGCTGCATGCTCGGTAAAGTTCTCAACAAAGCACTGCAATTGCTAAA